GCGACCGCCGCCTGAATGTCCGCCTCGACCTGCGCGTCGCTGTAACCGGCAGCTTTGACCACGTGCACGGTCACGTTGACGAAGTTGATCGTCGCGTCCACGACCCGGACGTTGAGGTTCGCGAGGGACTGCGCGTCGAGGGTGACTTGCAGGTCCGCCTTGTCGCTGTCCGTGACTGGCGCGGCCGGTCCGTACACGGCGACGGTGACGTACCCGGCGGAGCTCGCGCCGGTGCCGTTCGTGAGTGGCGGAGCCGCGCCCGGCGCACCGGAGCCCGTCGAGGTGTAGGTGAGCACCACGCCGAGGGTTGCGACGAGGCCGAGCGTGGCATCGCTGCCACCCGCCGTGGTCCGGTAGACCTTGTAGCCGGTGATCGCTCCTGCGCCAGCTTGCGCGGCCGGCGGCGCCCAGGTGAGCGTGACCGATCCGGTGTTCGGGCCGGCCGGGATCGCGGCGGCGACGCTCGCGCACGGCAGCGTCTCCCCGGCAGCGGTAATGGCGGTGACCTTGTAGCGGTAGGTCGCGCCGCCGGTGAGCGTCCCGCCGGTGCCGTGCGGGACGGCAGCGAGCGCGAGCGGCGGGTCCCAGCCGGCATTCCAGTTGTCGAGGGTGTGCGCCCGGAAGATCAGCGGGTTGAGCAACGCCGCCGCAGTAAAGGCGTCCGGCAGCGCGAGCGTGGCCGACAGTCGCGCGAGGACGCTTGCGCCGCGGTCGAGCCACGTCACGTCGTCCTCAGCGTTCGCGCCCTCGACCGGGGTCGTCGCGAGCACGGCCGAGTCCACGAAGAACACCGTGTCCACGAGCGTCAGTCCGGTGCCGACCGCGACGCCGTTGGCCTGGTCGGTGAAGCGGTCCCCGAGCGCCGCGACGGTGATCGTGGTCGTGCCCGGGTTAGCGATGCCTGTCTCGGTCGTGGTGAACACGACCGGCTCCTCCGCGCCGAGGTCCAGCCGGACCCGGGTGCCGGCCTCGAGGACGTGCCCGAGGTCGTCGGAGAGGTTGAACGTGATATCGGCCTGCGGCTCCTGCCCCTCGAACCGGTCGACGCCGTAGAGCTGCAAGAGGATCTGCGTGACCGCGCCGGGGATGCGGTTGACCGCGAACACGGCTTCCGCGATCTGCTGAGCGATCGCCTCGAGTAGCTGCACCTCGATTGAGCCCTCGACTGGGGTGAGCTCGGGCACGTGGACGAGCAACTCCGTGAGCGCGAGCTCGAACACGTCCTGCGGCGACTTGTCGTAGAGGGTGAGGTTGACCCATCCCGACAGGTCAGGCGACCCGGCCACGGTGCCCTCCCCTACTCGAACTCAACGGTGACGTCCTGCGACGCCGGGGAGGTCACGACCACATCGACGTTCGTGATTGTCACTTCCGGGCCGAACACGGTCGTCGCGCCTTCCACAGCGGCGACGTCGATGCCGTTGAACGTGGGATCCGGCACGCCGAACCCGGGCACGAGGTCCCGTTCACCGGGCCGGGTCAGGACGATCGCCGCGAGGAGCTCCTCCTTTTGGTCGTCGCTGTCCTGCTCCACCGTCGCGACCGAGCCGGCGGGGGTGATCCGGAACGGATAGGACAGGACGGCGACCACGCTCGGCACGGTACCGGGCGAGGAGGGTCACGGTCGCGCGCTCAGTGAGCAGGGTTGTTCCCGGCTGGCCCGAGGACCACGAGGTCATCCTTGATCCCTGCGATCGTCGCCACGATCACCTTGTCCCCGGCCTCGTACTGCCGGACGAGCGTGTGAGTGTGGCTGTCGCCGCTGGCCGGGTCGGTCGCGGACGCCATTGGGGAGTGGATCACCTCGCACGGACCCATCGGCTCGGCGCCGTTGAGTCGCGCCACCACTACCCACAGTCCGGAGAACCCGGCCGGCGGGTCCACCACCACGCCCCGGTAGACCCCGTTGTAGGCACCCGCCCCCGGCACTAGAGCTGCTCCAAAGGGTGCCCCATCGAGGAGGGGTACTTCATCGTCGGGATCAGCGCAGCGCGCGACCATGCGGACGCGTCCGTGGACCGGACGTTGATCTGCTGGTCGAGCGGGGCGTGGCTCGTGTGCGCCGCGAGCGCATTCTGACCGTCGCCCATGCTGATCGCGACGTGCTCGCCGCCGGCGCGACCGCCGCCGTCGATCCAGAGCAGCGCCCCCCGGACCTTGAGCGCGTCCTTGATGTTGATCGCGGAGTCCTTGCAGTGCTCCCACTGGTCGCCGGAGTTGCGGGGCATGTAGACGCCGACGCCGGCGCAACCCCACTGCACGAGCGCCGAGCAGTCGAGCGCGGCCGGGTTCGCGGTGTGCTCGTAGTCGATCTGGACGGTCTGCTCGTAGGGCTTGCCGACCTGCGTGAGCGTGAGGTGCACGAAGTCGGTCGCGAGCATGGTCTGACTGCCCCACCCGCCGTACGTCGGGCACATGACGCCGCCAGCGGCCTTGAGCACCTTCCGTACGTAGTCGATGATCCGCGGGTTGCTCAGCGGGTTGTAACCCGCCGGGGGGTTGCCGCCGGGCTCCATGAACGGCCGGTACTTCCACAGATGCGGCCGGCCAGCGGTCGCCGGATAGATGTGGTGCGCCGCGACCTTGCCCCAGTCGTCGTCATACGCGCGGAGCGCGGAGCGCACCTCGTCCTGCGCCACCTGGTCCTGCAAGTCGGCTGGCGCGAGGTACGCCTGCGGGTACTTCTGCGCGGCGGCAGCTCCGGCGAGGTTCCGCCACGTGGACCCGATGTATTGGTAGCCACCGGACGCGGCATCCGGCGCCGCCGGCGGGCTCTTGTAGTTGTCCCCGGACTCCACGACCCGGAGCCCCTTGAGGAAGCTCTTGAACGTGATCCCGCACACGGGCAGCCCGAGCGAGTCCGAGCCGGAGCCGGAGAGGTCCACGCCCGTGACCGACTGCGCGGCTCGGCTCGACCCCCCGAACCCGCTGAACGTGCTCGAGCCCTGCGGCTGCGGGTCCACCGGGGTCTGCGCCGTGATCGTCGCATCCGGGCCAGTCAGGTCGTAGTCGACGCCCATGCACAGATAGAGCCCGTCGAAGTACGGGACGCCGTGGAAGTCGATGACCTTCCCGGGCAGGAAATGTAGGACGTCCTTCACCGCGATCTTGAACGACACGGTGGTCTCGATCCGGTCCGAGGAATGGTCGAACACCGGCACCTCGAGCACGTCCACGATGCCGGGGTCGAAGTCACCGGTCGCGACTAGGGTCCGCCAGTATTGCCCGCCGTTCTCATCGACGACCACGGCCCGGGTCCGCTCATCGGAGCGGGTCGCCTTCCACTTGATGTCCCGGAGCTTGTCGGTCGGCGCGTAGCGCACCCGGACCATCGAGGACTGCGTGAACAGCCACGACGGAGGAGCAAAGTAGAGGACGTTGTTCGCCTCGAACAGCAGCCAGCCGCGCTGATCCGCGAGCCGCTTGAACGTCGTCCAGGACGACGGGATCTCGTCGGCGTCGGTGATCGTGGACTGCTGCGTGTAGGGCTGCCAGTCACGCGAGACGCGCTTTGTCAGCGCCGGGCCGATGAAATCGGTGTCCTTGAGCGGCACCGTCACGAATGGGAGCTTGACCTGCGCGCACTCGTAGCCGATGAACGACCGCTCGTCCCCGATGATCGTCAGAGGGCCTCGCCGGCGCTTGAGTTGCTGCACGAGCGATGACCGCGCCTTGAGGCTCACCGCGCCTCGGCCGCGCGTGATCGTGGACACGCCGGCGAGCTCGAGCCGGAGCCCCTTGTAGTTGACGTGCGGCTGCCCCTGGAAAATGCCCGACCCGAGGAGCCGGAAGTCCGGGTCCTCGATGTCGATCGTCACCTGCGACTGCAACTGCGTGCTCAGCGACACGTTGACCCGCGTGACGCGGGGAGTGATGTAGGCGATCTGCCGGTTCCGCAGCGTCAGTTGAGACAGGTCGGGGACCGGGAACAACTGGTCGGTCGCGTTGGCCTTGCCGGTGAGCGGGTCCATGAAGTCGAACCCGCCCTTGACCACGATCGGCTTGGGCGGAGGAGCGATCGGTGCCGCGCCTTCGAGGTACTGCTGCTTGACCGGATCGGTTGCCTGCGGGCTCATTTCTTCCCCATGTCCGGCATCTTGAGCTTCTGCCCGGGGTGGATCTTCGTGGAGCGCAGGTTGTTGATCGCGGCGATGATGCCGTAGAGCCCGGGGTCCCCGAGCTCGCGGGCGGCGATGCCGGGAAGCGTGTCGCCCTTCTTGACGGTGTAGGTCTTGGCCTTGACCGCCTTCTTGACGCGGACCCCACCGGTGATCGGGCCGGTGGCGTCGAGGTTGGTCTTGTCGACCCTCGTGAACGTGCAGTGCACGACCGCCTTCGCGATCTTGTTCGTGCCCGGCACGAGGTCCTGCACCTCCTCCGTGGCGTCGGTGACGAACCACGGGCCCGCCCACGACGGGCTGCAGCCGTGGAGGAGCACGGCCTGGTCCTCCTTGATGAGCTCGCGGAAGTCGCGGAGCACGGTTTCGACGTCGCGGCGGAAGTCGGTGTGCATGAACGTCAGATCGAGCGCGAGCCCGCCGGTCGGCGCGTTCGTCCAGACCAACGCGTCCGCTCGGCCAGCACGGGTCTGCCGCGCGAAAACCGGGGTGATCCCGGTATGGCTGCCGCCCTGCGGCGCGTAGGGAACCGTGACGGCCTTCCCGGCGATCGCGCCGCGCACCGTCAACTTTGGGTGCTTGAGCTTGCTCTTGTGCGTCGAGTTGTCGCCGGTGAGCTCCCGGGCGATCGAGCTCGCGACGGAGCCGTACGTCGGCAGGGAGATCCGGATCGCGGTCATGATCGGTCCTTCTGACCGTTGACCCACGCCTGGATGCCAGCCGCGACCGCACGCTCGACGTCGATGTCAGCCGCGAACGTGTTCGGGCCGATGATGATCGGCGGCAGCCCTTCCATCCGGACCGCGAAGTCCGAGCCGGCCGACGCGCCGCCGACCGGGAGCAGCATCGGCGCGGCGACGGGCTCAGCGGTCGGGAACGCCCGCACGGCGGCGTCGCGGACGTCGGTGCGCTGAATCGCTTGCAGCGCCTCGTTCGGGAGCACGAACCCCGACGTCTTGCTCGACAGCAGCTCGGCACCGTCGCCGCCGACGACCCGCATCGTGCCGGCTGTCGCGAACAACTCGGGTCCACGCTCACCGACGATGTACGGCCGGTTCGCCGTGACCGGGCCACCGGTGTAGAGCCCCGGCAGGACCTCCCACGGGTGGGTGAGCTTGTGCATCCCCCAGTCCTTGAGGTCCTCGAGCCGGTCGTGAATGTTCGTCACCCAGTGGTAGGCCGACTGGAAAAAGTGC